GAGGGTCAGAACTTGTCGGCGACGCCTTGCCCGCGGAGTGCAGTGCAGCACTCGCACGCGCAGGTGTGGTAGGGCGAGGGGAATCCGGGGTAGTGCGTAGCGCTGCGGCTGCTGGCCGCTGCGGTGCGCCGGCGCTGAAACTCGCGCAGGCCGTCGAGGGCCTCGCGCGTCCGCTTCGGGTCCATGACGATGGAGCACAGGTAGCGACGGGCGAGGGCCTCGTCCGGCTCGTTGCTGCCGATGTACGCGCGCAGCAGCTCCAGGTCGTCGACCGTGACGCCGGCGGCGGCAAGCTGCTCGGCCACCTGCAGGCGCTTTGGCGGGGCCAGCAGCAGCACGCCGGCGGTCAGCAGAGCATCCGCTAGGGTTCCCGCATCCGCTCTGCTTTCTGGGAGAGAAGAGAGAGAGACCTTCTCCTCCTCCTCCTCAGAAGAAGAACCAGAAGGCAGACCCCCCCTACCCCCCCGGCTCTCCACAGATGGGGAAACAGCGGGCGTGCCGATGTAGCGGCGCGTCGTCACGGCGCAACCCCCTCGGCGGGATTCTGCGGCGGCGCGCTAGGAGCCGATTTACGGCCCGATCGCCGCCGAGGCTGTGGTGGCATGCCCCCTTCGTCGATCGCGGCAGGCGCGGGCGGCTGGCGGCGTTTCCGGCCCTTCCTCGCGGCCTTGAGCTTCTTGGCGATGGCTTCCTGCCGCTTGGTGGCCCTCGCGCGCTGGCAGGGCACACACTGCCCGTGCGCGGTGTACCTCCACGGACTCCCGCAGACGCGGCACGGGTGGCAGCCCTCGTAGACGGTCAGGCCGCTCGCGGCGGCCTCCATGCGACTCATCGGCATGCCGGACCCTTTAGGGAGTCGGCATCGGAATCGCAAGCGTAAACTGCCGAGGTCGCCATCGCCGGCCCTCACCGGCGACCGACCTACCTACCGTTGCACAGCATGAACTGGAGACCTTACTGCGGCTGCGACCTCGGCGTCATCAGCATGCCGCGCGGACGAGAAGGGTCAACACCACGCCGCAAGTCACGATCGCGGCCACGGTCATGGCCACGCCGATGGCGACCATCGGGTCACGCGGGAGAAGAGTGCGGCGGCGTCGGGCCATGGTCAGTGGCAGCTAGCGTGCAGCGGGGATGGGCGGGACACCGCAGCGTCCTCGCCGCCGCGACGGCAACGTACCGCCGACGGGCGCCAGGCGCTACGGCGGCGTGTCGCCCTGCCAACTCACGCGCACCGTGCGGCCGCTCCAGCCGTCGCCGTACACCGAGCTGCCGGCGATCGTCACCTGCTGCACCGACACCACCGGCGACGCGATGCGCAGGCCTCGGTAGGCCGTGGCAAGCGAGCCAACGAACGCCAGCAGCGCGGCGTCGCCTTGCTCGCGCGGCGCGTACACGTCGGCCAGCAGCGTGCCCGTCCAGCGGTACCGGTCGCCGTTGTTGACCGCGGCGCAGCTGTCGACCGCCGTCACAACGCGCATCCACAGCGCGCCGAAGTCCGGCACCGGGCCGTTGTCGATGACGTACGGCACCGAGGCCGCAGCCGCCGCCGTGATGGCCGGCTGGCGCACTGCCTCGAGCAGCTGCTGGTGCGTCGTCACAGCGCGGCGATGACCAGGTGCAGGATGCGGACCACGGCGCGCTGCCAGGCTTCCAGCACCGCTTGCTGCACGCGCACGCGGTGCGTCAGCGCGCGGTTGGCGGCCTCGGCCTTCAGAGCCGCCAGCAGCGGCGCGACATCCTCACCGCGCGCGATGCGCACCGGGATCAGGGCGGCGTCCTCGGCCATGGCCTGCAGGTCGGCGCGCACCTGCGGGTCGGTGATCTCGGCCTGCAGGCTGCCGAGCAGCGCGTGCAGCTCGTCCTTGACGATGCTCTCGACCTGGTTGGGCACGGCCATCACTTCACCCCGGCGGCCAGCTCGTCGGCGGTGATGCGGTCACCCCACGCGCGCAGGCCGCGCAGGTGCGTCTCCTTGGCCTTCTCGTCGAGCTTCGCGTCGGCGGCGAGGTACGCGACCATCATCGGCGCGAACCAAGCGTAGGTTGCGCGGTCGGCGGCGATGCGCTGGTGGTCTGGGCCGCAGCAGCCGGCGACGAGCAGGGACGCCGCAAGCGCGGCACGACGGGCGAGGGTGTTCATCGTTTGCTCAGGATCTCGATCAACCGTTGTTCGCGCTGTTGGTACTCGGCGCGATTTTCGGCAAGGATGCGATCGACGGTCTGGCTGAAGGTGCCGCTGATCTTGCTGGCTGCTTCGAGGTGCTGCGACACGACGCGCTCGTGCGCGGCGCGCATGGCTTCCTCGCGTTTCAGGAAGTACCACGCGACGCCGAAGGCGAGACCTCCGCTACCGACGCCGAGGAACTTGTCCCACGGGATCGCGGCGATGTCTGCCGGAGCTTGGGCCGCTCCGGCGATGATCGCCACGCTGCCGCCGGCAACCACTGCGGAGAGAGAAGACAGAACGCCTTGCGCCATGGTCAAAGTCGTAGCGACCTCGCGCGCATGGGTGCACTTTCTGTAGGGTGATCCATTTTCAAGCTAAGGTCGGTCGAACTACTTCCAGGTTCCCGACACCTTGACGTACGGCGTGCAGGTCTTCCAGACCCCGCTGACCTTCAACCACACGGTGGTCTGCTTCCACACGCCGCCGACGCGCAGCCAGACGACCGTGGTGGTCGGTGGGGCGCCAGTCGGTGCGAGCAGCGTCAGCAGCATGGCTAGCTAGCGCGCAGGACTTCGAGGTCGGCAACGAGCTGCGCCATCTCGGCGTCGATCTGCTCGATGCGGTCAACGTCACCGAGGCGCAGTGCGCAGGTCCGTTGCGTGCCCAGGTTGACCAGCGCGGCCTCGTACAGCTCGATGCGTTGGGCGGTGTCCATCAGATCACCATTTGGCGCAGGTGGATTGCCGCCGTGTTGTGCAGCATGTGGACGTAGAAGATTTCCGTCGCGCCGTCCTTGTAGATCACGTCGAACGCTGTGTCGCCGACGATCGCCGCGCCCTGCGGGTACAGCATCGTCGACCACGGGAACATCTCAGACCGGGCGAAGTCGTACGCGAACCAGCGGCCCGTCGCGTCTTTCTGGAGGTAGAGGCGGTCGCCGTGGTACGCGTACTTCGTGCCAGTCGTCAGCGTCTCCGCGTTCGGCGAGTAGGTGATCGTCGCCCAGGTGTTCGCCGCGATGTCGTAGCGGTGCAGGGCCGCCGTGCCCGCGCCCTGGAACGAGTAGATGTAGCGCCCGTTCAGGATTGCCGACTCGTTCGTCCAGTCGCTTTCGGTCGCGCTGTGCACCCAGTGCGCGCTCATGCCCGCGCCAGGAGCCGCCGCACGCGCCGCACCGGGCGACAACGTGCTCCAGGTATTCGCCGTGATGTCGTAGCGGTACAGCGTGACCGCGTTGTTGCCGAGGTAGTACAGGAAGTTGTCGTTGCCCTCGATCGCGTAGACGCTGGTCGCGTCCGGCGTCGTGGTCCACGTTGCGACGGTGAGCGTGTCGGCGGTGTTCGCGGTGATCGTGCGGATCTGGCCCGCGCCGGTGCCGCCGGTGATTCGTACCTGCGAGTTGATCCACTGGCTGGCCGTCCAGGTCTTGCCCGTCTGCACGAGCGTCGTGGCCGTCGCGCTCGTCGCGGTGCCGGTGGCGAACGTCTTGAATTCGCCGTCCACGATCGACGGCGTGGCCACCAGCTTGCCGTCGGTGCCGAGCGACGCCGCGAGTCCCGTCTGCGACAGCGTCGTGTAGGTGTTCGTCGCGTAGTCGTAGACGCGGAAGCTGCCGGAGGCGAGCGTGCCCGCAGTCAGCAGATACCAGCGCGGCGTCAGCAGGCGGTACACCGTCGAGGCCGAGAACGCGCTCGCCTGCGTCGCTACCGTGATCACCGCCGTCGCGCCCACCGTGTTGCGCACGATGTCGAGCACCGCACCGTTGTTCGGACCCGACAGAATGTGGATCTTGTAGCCGCGCAGGTCACGCGCCAGCGTCTGGTTGGTCGTGATCGTCGAGGTCGTGCCCGCCGTCGCGGTGAGCGACGCCGCGCCCACCGTCGAACCCGTGGACCATGCGCTAGCCACCGCCGATGCGCCCGCTGCCAGCGCGGGAGTCAGTGCCGGCGACGCAAGCAGCACCCACCCGTCCTCGCTCGGATTGTAGATGTACGCCTCCGTCGCGCTGCGGAGGAAAAACTGCTGCTGCCGGAAGTGCCGCGACGAGGCGATGCACGATGCGGTCGCGGTGGCGAGTGGAGCGGGGTTGCAGAACTCCCACCGCTTCATGTCGAGGATCTTGCGATTGCCGTTCGTTGTTGCCATGTGTCAGGTCACCGAGATGTTGCGGCGCAGATTGTCGGACTGCATGTGCAGCAGCGCCGGAACGTAGTCGTTTGCGGCGAAGCCGCCGATCTGCGTCTGGTTCGTCAGTGTGCTGACGGTCGTCACCGTCGCGAGCGTCTGTGATCCTGCGATGCTGGCGGTGACGGCGAGGTTAGCGGCCGTCGCTTGCCGCGCTTCCATGATCGGCTGGCCGGATGCGTTCGGAAGCGCCTGGCCGATGCTGCGCGTCAGCGAGTGGACCGCCATGCGCAGGGCCTCGATGGCTTCGATAAGCTCGCCGTACGCGGCGATCGGAAGCGGGTTCGTCGCGCTGGTGTCCGTCGCGGTGCCGTCCGCACCATGCACGGGCTTGATGCGCTGGAAGAGAACGCCGCCGATCTCGTCGGCTGCGACCGTTGCGCCGCTTCCCGGCGTGTATCCTACGTTGTCGGCCATGGTCAGACGTACTGGAGGTAGATGTCGCCGTCAGCGCCGCCGGTCGGCGACGCGGTGCCTTCGGAGATGTTGCGGTTGACGGCGGTCTTGAAGCCGAGGTTGGCGAAGTCGGTGGAGGTGGCTGATCCTTCGATCAGCGCGAAGCTGGAAGCCGTACACAGAATCTCTGTGTAAAGGCCAGTCGTGTTGTCTCCCAGCAAGACGTAGTTGCCGGATGGCGCCTCAATCTTGGAGTAACGAACAGCGCCGGCCAGGATCTTCGACTGTGTGACGGCATCGTTGGCAATCGTGAGCGCCGTGCCGCCCGCCGTCTTCGTCACGTCGCCCGTGAACGCCGCCGTCTGGATGCCACCGCCGCCGGTGAACTCGATGCCGCCGCCGACCGTCAGAGCTTCGGGCGATCCAGTGCCTGCCGTGTCGCGTCCGATCAACCTGTCGGTCGCTAGGTTGGCCATCTTTGCCAACGTGACCGCGCCCGTGGCAATCGTGGTCGTGTTGCTGCCGGCGGATGCCTCGACATCGCCAAGCAACTGGCTGCGCCTGATGCCGCTACCGTGGAACTCGACACCATTGCCGACGCCGACTTCCTGCGGCGACCCGGTGCTACCAGCGTGCCGACCAACCAGATGCTGGCTGGTGATGTCCTGCATCTTGGCGAACGTGACAGCCGCATGGTCGATGGTCCACGTTGCGCCAGACGCCGAGACGGTGATGTCGCCCTTGTCGCCGTCCGTCACGCCGCCACCAGTCGCCGCCAACGTGGTGCCGGTCATCGAAAGGCCAGACCCGAGCGTGATCTCTTGCACATCGCCCGATCCGCTGTCGCCACGGCCAAGCAGCCGCGACGCCGCCGAGACGTTCTGGATCTTCGCGTACGTCACCGCGTCGTTGTCGATCGTCCACGTTGCGCCGCCGGCGCTGACCGTGATGTCGCCCTTGTCGCCCGTCGTGAGGCCCGTACCAGCCGCCGCCACGACCGCCCAATACGTCGTCCACGAGCCGCCGACGCCCGGCTCGTCGCCCGCGCTGCTCGTGTGGTCCAGGATGCACACGTAGCTGCTGCCACCGTTCCCGACGACCTGCCCGCGATAGTAGACGGTCACGACCACGCTCCTTGGTACTGCGAAAGGAAGATGCCGTCGGGGATGGTGCCACCCCACGACCCGGCCCACTGGAGATTGCCACCTGCGCCTCCGCCTCCGCCGCCGCTCGTGGCCCACAGCCGCATGCCGCCATCGGCGTCGCGGGTTACTTCGACTTCCGATGCGCCCGGCGCCTGCGTGCCGTGATTTCCTACGACATTCAAATGGTCCTTCTGCAGAACGACCTTCTCAAGGTCCTCCTCGAGCAACGTCGCCCGCTGCGCGACGAAGCGCCGATGGCCGTCGCGCACTTCCTGCGCGCGCCGCCGGCGGAACGCATCGACGGTGTCCTCGTGCCGCACCCGCAGTGCGACAATCGCGGCGACCGTGCGTGCGCTCAGGCTCGTCATCAGGCTTCCTGGAACGTCACCGTCGCGTGCCAGTTGCTCGTGCCCGTCGGGGCCGTCGGCACGCGCATGACGAACGCCTCGGCGCTGCCGGCGGCGAACACGAGCTGCTCATCGACCGACGGCAGCCAGACGAAGCCGTTGATGTTGTTGAAGGCTTCGTCGATGACCGGCGTGAAGCCGCCAGCGCCTTCGGTCGTGCTCGCCGTGCCAGCCGTGCCAGCCGCCGCCGACGTGCCGCCGGTGATGGCCGAAGCCGCGTCGCTCTCGCTGTGCTTGGCCAGCAGCGGCTGCGTCGAGCCGCCGACGTTGACCGAGGTGAGGCCGGTCGCGTAGGCGCTCGCCTTGCGGCCGAGCTGCACGCGCACCTGCTCGCTGGTCGTCGTGCCGCGCTGCGTCAGCGTCGCGCGCACGACCGACATGGCCTGCGAGGTGTTGGGGCGTATGCAGATGAGCGTCGTCGCGGCCGAGATGGTCACGGCTCCGGTGCTGATGGTGTAGGTGCGCATTAGTAGAGGACTTTGCGAGATGGGCTGAGACCGAACTGTCCGACCTGCTGCACGTCCACCCAGAACGTGGCCGAGGTGCCGGGCGTGTAGCCGTCAGCAGACTGCTGCGCCGAGGTGTAATCAATCCAGCGGTCGCGCAGCGAGTTGGTGCCGGTCAGCGATGCCGTGATGGTGCGCACGCGCCGAACCTGCGTGCCGGTCGGGTCGTAGATCGTGAAGCGGTAGCTCTCGACCTCCTCGTCCATCGGATGCGGCGGCTGGGCGTTGTAGGGCAGAACCTGCCGGCACCACTGGTACTGCACCGTGAACCGGGCCGTGAGGCTGGTGCCGTCGATCGTCTTGATGACCTGCCGCACCGGCAGCGGCGAGGCGTTGCGGCGCTCGTTGACCACGCTGATGGGTTCGACGTCGTCGAGCGTCAGGCCAGCCGGCACGATCTTGTACGCTAGGGCCGTCGGCGTGATTTCGCCCAGGAACTCCCGCCAGAACGGCGAGCCGTCGAGCAGGACCATTCTGGCGCCAGCCGGCCAGGTCTGCGGCGTCGTCCCGCGCAGGCCTCGGTAGTAGTCCTGTATCGTGAAGCGACCGCCGCCCAGTGCCGTCACGGTGCGGAAGCTGACGATCTCGGTCGGCTGCCCGGGCGAGACGATCGCCGCCCAGTTGCTGCCGCGTTCGGTACGGGCCTGCGTCGTGCTCAGTACCC